TGATCGGATGCGTTCCGTTTGCAATCAAAGGCGACACGATTCAGATGGTTGCTGGCATTATCGGGGCTCTGATTTCGAGCCTGATTATTTGTGCTGGTGCCGGGTTTGCGGAAGCTGTTTTGCGGTATCTAATTGACCAAAACAGAATAAAACTTTGACGGGACTTGCGTTCCGCCGGCTTGCTCCACCGAGCTTTTATGATTTCTTGGTTATTCGTTGACGTACTCCCAAAGAGTTGCCGCAGAATTTCGAGTCTGTCCCCATGCGTCAACCAACTTAATGACGAAGCTGCCGCTTGTTGGACTTGCCAGCGGGGTTATTCCAGACGTGTAAATTGCACCCGTGATTGGATTCAAATTCGCATATGGCGGAAGTGTTCCAGATTCGAGAGTGAATGTCAGCCCGAACATGCTCCAACCTGTTCCAAGAGTAGGCAAAACGCTATATGGCGTGAGAACTCCAGCATTGCCATCGATGTGCCAATTATTTACGCCGCTTGGGGTGTGACCATCATTCGAATACAATCCCGGATATGAGAATAGCAAATCGACTGGAACGTCACCAACTTCCGGAATTGAGAAACCTTCTAAGGATCTCATTCCGTTTGCCTGACCGGCTCCACGATCACCAAGGCGGTGAACTACGATTCCACCAATTGTGTCTGATCCCGGGGTTGGTTCGATTGAGTATCCTTGAGCACTGGCAGAAGAAACCTCAAACCGAATCCTCTTGTGGCGTTCCGTCCACGGGAAAACCAATCTTGCAAAGCATGCTTGATCGGATGCGTAAACACCGTCAGATTGAGGCAAGTAAAATTTGGTTTTCTCTATCGTTTCCTCGGTGTTGTCCCACTTCTGACCAATCGCCTTGAGTTCAAAAATGGCAGATGCCCAAGTTCTAAAACTTTGTGTCCCGGCACTTGTGGAAAACGTAAATTGTTCAGTCGATCCGGTGTTGCCATCTCGATTTGCAATTCCATGAAAATAGACGTCAACCAAGTAAATCGGTTGCGGTGCATCTTCAACTGCATCGACGCGAAATAATGCATCCTGTCCAGCACTATTTACTTGGACTGACTCGATTTCCGGCAATTGGAATCGGTACTGGTCGTCATCCGTATCATCAATATTTGCCCATTCTCGAAACTGCAAATACTGGCCGCTGTAAATTCCAATTATCGAAGTGAATCCAATCGAGCGATCCCTGACTTGCTCCTTGACGACTGCTCGTACAAATTTTGGAAACGCCACTTCTTCATCGACCGGCCCGTCGTCATAGGACAAAATTCTGTAAGGCCCGTAAGGACAGGAAACAAGGGCCATTTTATCAATGCCCTGCGTGTAAACTCCCCTCCCGTCAGCAACAGCGTAGCCATGATTTTCGTCCAGCATGTAGACAATCGCACGAGCATATCCACCGTTAAAACTTGTCGTGTATTGCGTGCCGACAATCTCGCCTAACTCTTGGTTGAAAAATGAAAGCGTGCCATCAACTACAGCTTGTGGAATTAGCTGGCTGGTTTGAAAACCGATTGGAAGCTCTTTGTACGAAATACTCCCGCCCAAGTCCGGTGCAAAAATGGTTCCGCAGCGAATTGGCGTTTCAGTGGAATTGGCTAAAACCGTATGCCGAAAGGGCGTGTCCGGATCTGTGCTGTCTGAATTACCAGACGAAAGAAACAAGTCACCCCACGCATCACGGTGAGCGACTGCGAATTCGTTCGGACGAACCGCAGCACCCAAATTATAGACAGGCTGAACGGTTGCCATTTCTGCCAAGTCTTTTTCCGTTTGGCCATCAGCAGAAAATCGCCTCACCATTGTGCAAAGTGCATAGCCCGGCTTGTTTCCGACCTTTGCCGGAATGCCGCCTGTTGGTGCTTGAATCAAATAATGGGAAGCCGTTGAATTCGTATTTCCTTCAAATTGTGCCAGCCGTTGCTCAAGGAATGAAACACGGCGGAACAGTTGCTTGATTTTGTCAATTCCCTGTCGCGAAATTGGAATGTCATTCGGATTCATTATGTGAAGTCTCCAATTTCCAATGCGGCAAACGAGACTTTTGGATTGACTTTCCAGCGAAGATATCGCGATTTTGTTGGCGTGAATGCTTCAATAGCTTTTCCCTTTCCGTCGAACGGCACTGGTTGAGTCACGGCATGACCGTCAGCCAATGCGGTTCGCATGTTCGTTCTTGGCAAGTCGATAGTCGATTCGTAGGTTCCGCCTTTCCCGTCATCGTCGCCAACTTTAACATACTCCATCAAGCCCCGATCAAATTCGTAATGATCGTTTTCAGAATCAGCAATAATGAATTCTGCTGTTGTGTCCAAATGCCGAACGCCAAAAATATCAACCGGTTCTTGTCGATAGTCTACAAGCAACAGTTTCCCAATTGGAAAAGTTGAATCGAACTCACCCCATGTGTCGGCGATGTTGATCTCAGCAGAATTAACGCCACCAAGGTATCGGCTAACGTCAATTGCAGAAAGTTTCAGCCAATTCACAATGATCCCATGCGAACCCTTCAGGCGTTCAGGTGGCGGCATGACTGGAGTTCCAGCGGAATTGGTTACGGGCCCAACCTTGCCAATATCCAAAGTTGTAACGCTGCCATCTGAGATGAATGTATCGACTTCCAAATTGTCAGCAACGTTATCCCCTAGACTGCTTGTCGATTTTGGCTTATACCAACCGCGAAATTCGGCATACTCGACTGGTTCAAATTGCGTCCGCGTGATCGGCGTCACCTTCACGCCGCGATCTGCTGGATGTTGATCACGATCATACAAAAATTCAGCTTCCAATTGCCAAACCGATACCGAACCATTCCAGTTGACAACCTTCCGTAAATTCGAAATCGTGCGGCAAATCAGTTTTGCATTATTCGAATCATTCCCGTACTTGAACGGTGCAACATATCCCGAAGTGTTTACCTGTGGCACGCTTCCATTCGCACTAATTACGTCCGGCCCATCGGATTGACTGTTGCAAGTAATGCGATAGGTAACGTTTTTTCTCAGTGTTGTGCTGGTTCTCTGTGCATCAACTGCGTGCAAAACTTGAACTTCTGTAACTGCCATTAGCTAAAATCCTCTGGAAGAAAACTACCATCTGGAACGCCGTTTCGCCGCAGCTTTTCATTGATCGAACCAAGCAGGCCATTGCCTTCTTTTGCAACTCCAATCAGTTCGTTAATTGGTGCTTGGATCGTCACGCCATAACGCACTTGAAAATCTTCTTGACTGCCCGCGTTGATGGATTGCGGGTTTGCCAATGTTGGTTTGATCGTCGGCAATTCCAATTCGCCAAACTTTTTCTTGAACTGGTCAATCGCTCCGTCTGCTTCAATTTTCGGCTTAACCTTTGGCGTGAATGCTTCCAACCCGCTTCGCAAACCAGCGTTGATCCCACCGCCAAACAGCGAACGCCCGAAAAGTTTTCCGAACCCTTTAAGATTCTCCCCACCTGCCAAGTCGGACAATTGCTTTACAATATCAATGATGTCTCGCAGTGACTTCGCGGTCTCAATTGCTGCCGTTCCAATACCGTCAAGCAGCTCGCGGAATGCCGTTCCCGGTTTCGTCATTTCAATCAAGTCCGTAAAGATATCAGACAATACCGGACTCAACTGGACGGCAAACGCCTTGGACAGATTGCCAATCGTGAAAACCAAATCTTCATAGAGATTGTTTGCCTTGCTGACAATCGCCAATTGAGCGTTTGAGAAAATCCCGCCAAGTTCCTTTGTACGCTTGAAACTCTTTGCGATTTCGTCGCCACCATCGGCCAACAATGGCAGCAGATTAATTCCCTGCTTGCCGAACAACTTTTGAGCAATCGCCGTTTTCTTGAAATCGCCTTCAACGGTCTTGAGTGCTTTGGCAATCTTTACAAGTCGCTGTTCAACTGTCAGCTTTTCAAGGTCTCCAACCTTCAAGCCAAGCAAGCCAAACGATTTGATGGCTGTCTGATTCCCTTCGACCGCTGCCAACATTTGACGATTCAAGACACCGATTCCAGCAGACAATCCTGACACCTCGACGCCTGCCTGACCCGCGATCCGCTCAAGCGATACCAAACTGCCGGGATCAATCTGGAATTTTTGAGCACGTTCTTCGAGCGAGTCTAATTGAGAAATTGCCGAACCGATTCCAGCAGCGATGCCAGCAAATGAAATCGTCGGAACCGCAGCAGCAGCGAAACCAACCAATCGAGACCGGAATCCCTGAATGATTCGCTCACCCTTTTTGAAATCTTTATCCATGATCGACGTGTTGCCGCGAAGCAAAACATCAAGCACTTTCAAGACTGCCATTTTTTTCTAGCTCCCTAATGAACGCTTCAGCCCTTGCAAAGTTCGGCATTTTTCTTGCCAGCGTTTCCTCGTCTTGATCCAAAACAACAATCTCAACACGTGGCGTTTCATCTTTGCCAGTCCAAACCGAAATCACCTTGGATCTCAATTCCGTATCAATCCAATGCCCAAACGGCCTATCCTTGTAATATTGCCACCAATCGTCAAGCTGTTTTGGACTTAGAGCATCATGCAAAAAATCCGGATGTGAGAAACCCAAAGCAAGGCAGAGCGAAAATTTCCAATGCTCTGCCGCTGTTAGTTTTTTTCGCTGCCCTCATCTTCGTCATTCAATCCAAGCTGTTCCTGCTCCTTTTTAGTCACGCCGGAAACTTCCAGGCACTTATCGAAAATCGGTTCATAGAAACTGCGAGACCATTTATCGAACTCAGCCCGATCCGCTGAAGAAAATAACGTCACCCCATCGGAATCAACAACGCATTCGCGAATAACCATCCAGCGTGCATCGCTCAAATCCTTTGCGGTCTTTGTGTCTGTTGTCAAAATGGCTTCCAACTTGCTCGCGGTAGATGAACGCATGGACACGATGAAAACAGGTTCATCAAGTCCAGCGTCAAACGATACCAATTCGCGTTGCGTTGCCTTCTTCAAAAATGCTTCTTTCAGTCCCATCGGTTTGGCTCCCTAGTGTTAGCTTGTTGCTGGTTCCGTTGTGCTTAACGTAATATCGCCAATCGGAATAATTGTCATTGTGCAGGTCAAATAGTTCGGCCTGCTTGGCGGATCGTTGACGTGGCTGATGACGTTGAAATCTTGACGCTCGTACACTGGAACGGTCAAAGGATATTTCGTTGCCAGTTTCAGCGTTGTGGTTGTTCCAGCCAGCCCCCTTAGCGTGTCTGAAAGCGTTGCCGAACTTCCAACCAACCGCTTGTAAACCACCGTGACTGGAAGGTCTTTTGGCAAATCAACGATTTGCTCAATCTCAGTTTCATTCAGGCAAGGCTCTAGTTCTTGCAGCGATGCCTCCGTTCCGCCGCCTGAAACGTCCATCGTGCAAAGCTGCGTGAAGGTTGTGCTTGTTCCAACGGCAACATATGCCGCCATGCCAACTGATTTAACTTTTACGCTCATGTTTTATTTTCTCCTTACTCGGTAGGGTTGTAGGTTTCGCCAAGGTAGGCAATCACTCGGAATGTTCCAACGTGCAAATTTTCGTCAAGCTGCAAATTGTGCGGGTAATAGGTGTCATCGTGTGAGTCCACGTCAAACGCCTGAATGGTTTGCGATAATCCACCAGCGAGTTCGAAATCAACCTCATGCAATTGGTAGGATTCAAACGCTCGTTTTGTTCGCTCCGTCAACAATCTCGATTCGTCGATATCTTGCGAACAACATTCAACGTCAAATTCAACTGCCAAGACCGTTCGCGGAATACATAATTCATTGTCGTCATAAACGTCGCCTGATCGCATGAACCAAACGTACTGCGTTGAAACCTCTTGCGGGACAACTTCACCAACGTGGAAAACTCCAACCTCTGTGTCGGCTTCCAGTTCGTTTTTGACGTACTCGCGAATGGCTTGCGTGATATCCATTAGGCTCGAACGATTCCAGTTGCTTTAATGTTTAGGTCAAGTTGTGTTGTTGTTGCTGCGGTTCCCAGTCGCGTAACATAATGCCCCGTTGCAAGGTCTCCCGATGGAACGATCTCGCCAGCAGTCGCTCCAACGTAGTAGGTTTCGCCAACCACCATAGTTGTTCCAACCAGAATGATTGAACCATCTTCAGCAATCAGGCCGCGTCCACCGTCAACGCCAGGCGTCATCGTGATGCCCTTTGCTACGGCTGTTGCTGCCGATGCATTGGCATCCGTCAATTTGTGTTCCGTGTCAGCCGAATCGAGGTAAACCGGTTGACCTGCCGCCAATGTCGCACCGTATGCAACGTTAGAAACGGAAGTATTTGCCGTTGGCCTGACTGCTGTAATTCCAGATAATGCCGCCATCTATTTTCGCTCCTATGTTCGAATGTTAATTCGTCTTGATACGCCGCGTGGAATTCGACCTGTTCCAAGTCGGATTCTTGCTTTTGGAATCTTGCCTTGTTTCTTGGCTTCTTTGACTAATGCACGTTGTATGAGCAATGCCGCCATTGTTGCCGCCTGCTTCCCGTCTGCTTCCGCAACTCCAATCAAGATCCGCTTGCCAGGAATTTTCCGTCGTGTGTCTGCTGTGCTGGCTTGCAAAATTTCGGAACGCTCAACCTGAGAAACGCCTGCCTTAATTAACCCACGCTGAAAACGCTTGACCTCTGCAGATCGCTTACCAACTCTCCAGCCAAGTTCCACGAAACCCGCGTAGAATTCATCACCAACAAAGTCCCTTGCCGAATAGCCAAGTCTGCTGCCCCATGTGCTATTCGTTTTGCTTTTCTTGATCGGCCTGACCTTCAACGCCGCTCGCATTGCTCCCGTCTTGACCGGTGTTTTAGCGAACGCTGGAGGAAGCAAAACAGACTTCATCGCCCGACGGGTTGCACTTTGAACAATCCGCTTTGCTAACTTCGGATCTCGCAATCTCTTGAGCGACTTTACCAAATGGCTGATTTGTGCTTGGCTGATATCGATGACCACGGATGCCATTAGCTTACCTCCGCCAAGAGTAAAATAAGATCGTTGTGACTTTCGGCCGATGGAATAACCGCACCGATACCCCAGTCCTTTGATTTGAATCTGATTCGATCTTTGGTTGTAATCGTGTAGGCTGTTGGCAATCGCATCGACACTTGTGCGGTTGCGTTTGCGTAAACTTTTCGTGCACGCTCAAGGACATTGCCAGTCAAGTAATCAAAATTGCACCAGCGTGTATCGTGCACCGTGAAAGTTGCTTCACGTTGACCACGATCACCAACGGCAGTCACTCCCATCCTCAACACTTGGCAACGCTCGCGAAGTTCACCGGCTCGAAAATCTGTCATTGGAATGCCTCGAATTCATTAACCCGTAGCATTTTCGTGAGGTTGTCTGCTGCTATTTCGATCTCTTTCGAAATCGAACCCACTACAACAGCCTCGCGATTCTTGAACCAATGACCAACCAACAATCGGATAAGATGTTTGACGAGAACAGGTATGTCACTTTCAGACGTTCCATAACCTGCCGATAGAGTGATCCTTACTGCGTCAATTCGTTCGGCTTGCGTGTCTGGCCAAGTTTCATTGATGTAGGGGAAAACCGCACACGGAGTCTCATCGAAATTCTCTTGCCAGTCTGCAATGCCCTGCAAGTCACCATTGACGTCGTAGTAGTTGAAATCGGAAATTGAGATCACCGGGAAAACAGGCAAGTCAAATCGATATTCCGGAAACTTGTCAGAAACGATATCGAACGTTGTCGTGATAAGCGTGACGTGGCAGTTGTCCTCAACCCATTTACCCGCAGCACGAATCAGATGCGTGATATCTGCATCGTATGCAGTTTCAGTTGCCTCGACTCGAAGGTGGATTTTTGCGTCTGTCAGGCTTAACGGCAACGCTGCTGGGAATGACTGCTGAATTCTTCGAATGCCCATCGTCTGCGATACCTCGTTGGATCAAAACCAATTCCATCCCGCGATTCATTTCCGTGAAAATATGACCAGCGGGAAACCCATTCCAATCAACTTTTAACTTGACCATATTCCAGGATTTGCTCCGTGTACCAATCGTTCGTGTACTTCATTTTGTGCTTGCCGCAATCATCAAAAACAGAAACGACTTCCTCCATGTGACCGATTGAAACGCTTGAATCAACATGAACTGTCAACCCTGCCTTTGACCACTGCCGCCAAAACCAAATGTCATCATCAATCCTGTTTTCTCCCCATTCGCCATCCTCGGAAGGTTTGGCCCAAAACCACGGCTTTGGAACGTCCTTGAGTTTGTCGAGCTTGATAACGGTCAATCCAAAATGTGCGGTATCAACCTTTAGCGGCTTGCCCTCAAATTCGATTTGCACCGTGTCGCCTAATTTCGCTCCGTCCAAGCCAAGCAGCGGAAACGGTGCACCTCGTCTTGGTTGCAATGCTGCCAATGCGTCAATTTCATCATGGTTGACCGCAACCTGAATCAGCCGTTCCAGTTGGTCAGGCCGAAAGACTGAATCAGAATCGACCGTCACTCCGATATTGATCCCCTTTGCAATTGCATCCTCAAACATCCGTTGCATGCACTGCCCGTAGAAAACTCCTCCAGTGTTTACCAGTGGAATACCCAGCCGGTTAAACGCTGAATTGATGATGTTTCTCGGCCAGTTACATACATAGCGTGGCGTTGTGATGAATCCGCAAATGCTAATCGTTTTTTCCATTGTGTTGGCTCCCGAATGGAAATTGAAATTGTCAGACCGAAACCGATTACAGAACAGTTCCGCCACTCGCACCAACGGAATTCTTGGTTGCGATTGCGTGTGCGGTTGTAATGACTGGCCCGTTTGTTGTGCTGTCTGGAGTGATGGTCAGCTTCAAATACTTACCTCGCCCCATTGGCTCAACGTGGAATTCCTGCTTTGTGGCAGCGGTGTTGTCCAGCGTTGCCGTTGAAAGCGTGGTGTAGGTCGTTCCATCACCATGAGCAACGGTCAAAGTCACGTTCGTGCTGTTCGTGTTCAACTCAGCACCAGCGGTGACTACGATGGTTGCGTACTCGGTATTGGAAAGATCGATTTGGGCAGTTCGTACTGTGGTTGCTGCGGTTGCAGGCCCCAGCATCAACGTGTATTCGCATGATTGCGTTGCGTTCATTGTTTATCCTCTTATCAAAAAAGTTTGTGATCTGATTTTCGAAAATAGATGGGGCATCTGGCTTTCGCTTATCGATGCCCCATCCCATTGGGAGCCAACCCAAAATGGATCGGGGTCAACTCAATTGGTCATTAACCCATTTTCAGGGCGATCATTCCGCCTGCTTCGCTCGCGGTTCCGACTTCGTAGACGTTGATGTCGTAGCGGGTAAAGGCTTGAACAGCGATTTGCCGCTGAGTGAAGTAGACCGATCGATCTGCTTCGACGGTCATGTTTCGTGCAGTCCCCATGACTGCCGCATAGGACAAGTCGCCAAAGTAGGCAACTCGCTGTCCGGTCAAAGTCGTCAACGCTTTTGGAAGCACGTCAACGAATTCAACGGGGTAGCCAAGGAATTGTAGAACTGGCCCATTGCCAAGGTCGGCAACTGCATTCCCGCCACCTGCCAATTGCAAACGAGCCATCGAAGCGTAGTAACCAGGTTTGCTGATATACCACTTTGGCATAGCACCCGGCCAGTCTGGTAGCTTACCGACAACGGAAACAAAGTTCTCCATTGTCAACGCTCCAAAGGTTGTGATTGCAGTTGCTGTAACATCGCAACCGGCTGCCAAGGCATTTTTCAAACCCGTCATGCCGCCGTAAGTCGCACCGCCATCACCGAGGAACCCGGCTTGGTCTTGAGCCAATGCGATGCCGCGTGCAAACATGCTGGAGATCTGGTCTCCCATCGCGGAAATCGCGTCTTGATCCAAGTTCCGCGAAACCTTAATAAGAGCAACCGCGTCGTTTGCTTTGAGCGAAACCAGCCCGAATTTTGGCGTGGATTCAGTCGTTGCCGATTCTTCAGCGGGATAGTAGAAAGTCACTCCTTCACGCTCGCGTGGGCCAGACCATGAACCGTTGACAAGCGGCTTTTGCATGCCAACATTTCGAGCGAATGCACCGTAACGTGGGACGTGTGTGATGATGGAATTTTCCAGCACGCTTGGAACCAGATAGCCCGCACTTTCGTTGTTGCTGGTTGATAGGCTGTTGTAAATTTCGAATCCGTTCGAATCCAGCCAATGCCGCGATTCTTTGTGGTCAAAAATGGTTGCCGCTGCCCATCGTCCGGCAAGGTAACTGTCAGCCGTATCGGCAAAGTTTTTCGGCTTATAACCGCGTTCGGCTCGTGGAACTTCAAACGTTGCCGAATCGTTGCCGGAATGAACGGCTGGAATGTTTGCCGATGCTGCTGCAATCTGCTTTGCTCGTGCTTCAACCTTTTCCAATCGTGCAATCTGGTTGTCGATTTGGACAATCAGGCCGTTATCGCTGTTGATCGCGTCAATTTCGGCAGTTTCTTCTGCTGTCAACTCTCGTTTTTCTTCAGTTGCCAAGGCGATGAACGCCTGAGATTTGGCAATCAGTTGCTCTCGCTCTTCGCGAAGTGCTTTGATCGTTTTCATGTTTAGTCTCCGGGTTAAGAAATTCGCCGGAAACCAACAAAAAACGACTGGCTCCGGCACTTGAGAAAGTGCTTTTGCCAGTCGGTAACAACCTATGGTCTTAGGTCAAATCGGTAAAAACCTATTGACTTGTTTAGTAGTGTTCAAACAACCACTAATGGTCGTTTGTGGATTAAAATGTAGCAGGGTTGCAAAATTTGTCAAATCATTTTTCTATTATCTCAGCTTGTGCTTCCCTTGTGATTGGAGCAACATGGCCCATTCGATGCATTAACTCAGAGGGCAACTCAATCGCTTCAGTAAACCCGCCGGATTTTGTGGAAATTTTAGTTGCCCCATTGTTCCGCGTAATTGCAACGTAAGCCTTGCAGCCGTCGAGTTGAGTAAATTCTAAAAACAAAAACATGCTATATCCTTAACTTGCGTTTCAACAATGCCAAACTCGCAGCAATCCTATTGTCAAATCGCTGTTCTGTCTTTGGCTTTTCAACCTTTGATTCAAGCAAATCGGCAGGAATGTTTTTGAATCGGTTTTCGGGAGCTTTTGCCGGCTCAACCTTTTTGGGAGGATCGACAACGGAATCAACCAGTCCCTTTGCTAATGCGTCATCGGCTGAAAACCAAGTTTCAACTTCCATTAGTTGCTTGATTTCATCCTCCGAAACATTCATTCCGGCCTTATAAATCGTGACAATCGAGTCCCGATACAGGTCAAGAACTTCAGCGGTTTTCCTCATTGCCGTTGCGTTGCCGATGGCGATAGACCAAGGTTCATGAATCATAATCCGAGCGTGCTTTGCGGCAACCGATGGAAAAACAACCGGAAACAAACTCGCTGCCGATGCCGCGATTGAATCCACAGTCACCCGAATGCTGCCGTTGTGCCTACTTAGAATCTGAACCATGCCTAACGCTTCGTCAACCGATCCGCCGTAACTGTTGATTCTCAAATCAACGTCGCCGGTTCCTAGTTTTTTGAGAGCGAATGACATCATCTCTGAATCAAACATCCCAGCCCATGCCGGGCCGATGTCTTGATACAGAAAAATCTCTCTGGTTGTTTCATCAAAATACATCGTCGGGACTCCATTCTGAGGTTATTTTTTGGACTTTGGATCGAAATTCGGAAACGGTTTTTGACTCAAGAATCGCGTCAGTAATCTGGTTGGTATGGGACAAAAGAAATGCGTCGGCATCGAAATCATAATCCCGCATTGCGTTTTTGATGGTCAACAACCATCGCTCGTAGAATGAAGCAATCGCATCGGTTGCATCCTTGAGCGATTTCTTATTGGCCAGTTCAACAACCCGCTTGGATTCAACACCAATCAGCTCCCTCAATTTATTTCTTGCCTGATCGCTGCGTGTTTCATTCGGCTCGTTCGTCGCAATTGCCGGATTCATGAATTCGTCGCCGCCTTCCCTTGGGTTCCTGTCAAGTATTTCGCGAGCTTCATTGGGACTCAAAACCGTTGACCTGATATGGGTTGCTAAAACATTCGCGGTTGTCTGTGCGTCTGTCTTGAGCCACGTTGCGGTTTTGAACTTGAAATAAATCCGGTCTGACTGTTTTTCGCCTTCGGTTCTCAGTTTCATATCGCATTGCAATTCCCACCGCGTTAGCCATCGATCCAAGCATGAAGCAAGATATTGCAACTGCTGCTGTTCAAGGCTGTTGTAGCTGGTTGCGGTTGAGTCTCCCGGAATATGCGGCAAACCGAAAATCAACATCACGTCTTGCCGTGAAAACTGCATTTGTTCAATCAGTTGGGCGTCTGCGTTGCTCATACTTAAAACATCGGCCTCCATGCCGCGTCTTAACATCCCTGCCACTTCGCCATCCTTTTCGGCAGTAAATCGCTCGCGGAATTGCTCCAGGAATTTTGTAGCCTGCTTTTCAGCGTCTTGACCTTGAAACGCTCCGCCTGAATCCTTCAGCATGACTCGGCCAGTAAAGCCCTTCTGCATTTGCTTCCGCATTAGCCGCTGTCCTGAATGACTAATGCCTAGAGCCTCTTGGAAAACTTTACTGATACTCAAGCCCTGAACACCGTCGAAACCGAGTCCGGGAATGTGCAGCACGTCGCGATCATGGAGCACAATCATCTCGCTTCGAATCTCTGCCGTTTCCAATAGTTCTTCGCGGTAGTTTCGGAATCTCAATGCGTCATTTTCATAGGGCATCGTAACATGGTATTTTTGCCCTTCGACCATCAGTGTATCGGTTCGATCTGGCATCAACGGAATCAACTCGACTGGCTTTGTACCATTGCGAATGATTGCCGCCCGACCATTGCCCCATGACAGAGCGTGCAATTGAATCAGTTCCTTGAACACGTCCGGAGTCTGATAATCATTTGGCTGGTCACGCAATAGAGACCATGTAATGTGAGACTTGTAAGGGTTGCTGCCCTTGCCATCAGGTAATGTGATTCGCGGTTCTAATGGCATTTTCCCAACGTCGCCGCTGATCTTCTGCAATGCGTACCAAACGGCAGGCATGCCAATCAGATTGGACTGCGTGACAATTCCATCGCCTGCACCAAATAAATCAGAAAACCACTTCGAAGGGCTGAATAATGTCGAAATCATGCTAAAAACAAACTCCCTTTTGGTTTCGATTTGGCCAAACTTGCAATCCTCAACGCCATGATTAAACCGACTGCGGGGTCAATCTTGTCTTTACTGTTCTTACGATCTGGCATCCAGCGATTGGCGGAATCGGAATTGATCGCCAAATTGCCCAATGCCCATCGAAGAATCGGCTGGCTCCCATCGTGCGTGATCTTTCGACGCTTTATCAAATCAATTAGCAATGTCAGCGGTTCGTGCAGCGTGTATCTGTTTTGGGGGATCTTGATCGCCTCGAAACCATCCTCGACAAACGATTCGCCCATCTGTTGCATGTTCCACGGGTCAAACCCAACATCGCGAATACCATCGCGATACATTCGTTCTGTGGTGTCAAACTTGACAGACGCAAATAGTGAAGGCGTGACCGTGAGTTTGTCAGTGTAGATCCATTGCTGCCAAGGTTGTTCATCAAGGTTTCGCGATGTCTCTGTGTCCATGTAGACAAACGCTCTGACCTCGTATCGATAATCTTGTTTCCCATCTTCAAGTAGACCGTCCTCAAATCTGGCAACATCAACCGACGCGAAAAGGTCGTTGTGACCACCTGCATCGATTGCGGTTGCGATTGCGTCCGCATATGTCCAATCGGAAAGCTGATCCACTTGGCAGGCGTCCCAATCTTCAAGCTGAATTGCCTGCTCAACGTTCGTTACCTCAAGATTCCCAAAGTATCTTGCGAACGTGTTTTTCTTTTGTGTGCGTGCCTGCTCTCGAACGTAATCGATTGACACGGAGATTCCCAAATTCGGCATTGCCTTAATCCATGCCGATTCGTCATAAAGCTCCTCAATCGAATCCAAGCAAGCAATGAACGCAAAGAAATTATCATTGACGATATCACCCGAACAAACCTTTTCAGCCAGCTCGTTTTCCTCTTTCCAAATGTAGCTCGTGTTGCTGCCTGCGGTTGTAATTGACAGGATTAGCGGTTGCAATCGCGATCCAGATCCGGTTGTCAGCGTATCGTGGAATGGCCGATGGCGTTCTGTAAATGCTTGCTTTTCGTCGAGTACAACGCAATGGGGATTTAATCCATCGAACGGTCTATCGCTGCCTAGAATCTTGATGTAACTGTCAGTATTTGGAAAGTTGATGACCGACACTTTAGGTTGTGCAATTCGTGAAACGTAAGGACTCGAACGTGCCATCCTGCACGCTTCATCAAAAACTACCTTAGCCTGATCTTTCTTGGTCGCTCCTAGATAAACCTGCGACTGTGCTTCGTTGTCGAAACCAGCCATCAATAAAGCGATTCCTGCCGCCAGCGTTGATTTGCCCTGCTTGCGTGCCAGGCTGACATATCCACGCCGAAACCGACGATTGCCAGAATCATCTTTCCATCCGAAAATCGATCCCACAATAAACGATTGCCAAGGGGACAAGTGAAATGGTGATCCCGAAAACTTCCCGACCGTGTGACGAAACAGAACTGGAAAAATGGCGATTGCAGACTCAGCAATCCGACGATCGAAATGATATGGAAGCGTTCCGTTTTTGCTTGCTTCAACGTCGCGAACATGCCGCGAAACCGCATTGAAAACATGCTTCGAGACAACGATATCCCCGCTGATTACGCCATTGACGTATTCATCAAAAATATCGATATGCCGTTCCATAGAAATCAATTCAATCCGCCTCGCTTTAACCAGTTCTCAAACGCATCGTCTGTTTTCTTTCCTCCCTGCTCACCATCGGCTGGTTTAATGACTCGACGCGAATGAGGATTCAACCCTAGACCCTTTGCCAGTCCGTCAAACTTCGTGATGGCGGAAATGAATCTTGCGTGTGCCTTGTGGTCTGTTGGGTCTTTATCAAGGATTGATCTGGCATCCATCGCAGACTGGTAGGCATCGCAGCACAATCTCAAAACTGGCCCGTCAACCTTCCGCAAAACGTGCGGCAATGACTCGATAGCCAAGTCCCATAATTCGCTTGCATGTTCTTTCAAGCCAATTGGCTTTTCAGGTGGTTCATTTCCACCGCGAAGGGCGATTTGCGACTTTTCAGCAGGCCGTCCTGCACCAGGTCTTTTGCCGCCTCTGGACTCTTTTGGCACCATAATTCAATCCCCTATTTTTTCAATTACCTGTTTCCGTG